ATATTGGTTGACAGTTAAATCACCAAAATCTGTAGCGTTTCCAGTAGAGGCAATAGTAATGTATTGAATTACATTTGTTGGCCCCGACCCACCAGAAAGCCCATTATCACCACCACCAAATACACCGCGTGTGGAATTAGAACAGCCAGCAAAACCATTCCGGTTCAAAGTTAAAAGATCACCGAAGTCCGTGGCATTGCCTGTGGTAGCAATTGTGATGTACTCCATGACGTTTACATTAGAAGTAGTCCCAGCGTTAAAACCAAATCCAAAAACGCCACGTGTTGTAGAAGCACAAGCCCCGCCCCGATTTAGAGCTAACGTTAAATTACCAAAGCTTGTAGCGTTACCAGTGGTTGCAATCGTTACGTAATCTATACTGCTGACCGCAGAAGACCCGTTAAAGCCAAGGGCGTTTACACCGCGAGTTTCGTTTGATAAAGCCGCGCCGTAGTAACAGGTTGCTGTTGTATCACCAAAATCCGTAGGCGCACCTAAACTGGCAAAAGTTATATAGCTAATAACGTTAGATGCGGTTGAAGTTGCGTAGTTGTAGCCGCCAACAAACAAACCTCTTGTAGAGCTTGAACAAGCCGATGGGTATGTTATGTTGCTAAAAAGACAGCTAAACCAAACAGAGTTACCTGTTGAAGCAAGGTTTATTGCCTCTAGCGCACCGCCACTTAAATAACCACCACCAAACACAGCAATAGTTCCAGTTGGGGTAGCAACGGGCTGGACAGCGGCGGCTCCTGAAGAACAAGCGTTTACACTCCAACGAGCTAAAGTCAAATCACCAAAGTCGGTGGCATTTCCTGTTGAGGCTATGGTTACGTAGTCAATAACGTTTGACGCTCCCGGAGAAAGCGAACCGCCACCCCATACGCCTCTAGTTGATGACGCGCACGAAGTAAGTAAATTTCTAGCAACTGTTAAATCGCCAAAATCCAATGCGTTACCAGTTGTGGCTATAGTTATATATGCAATGACGTTTGTATTTGTACCCGTGCTTCCCCCGCCAACCAAACCTCGGGTGCTAGATGCACACCCCGCTGGAGAATCTAATGCTAAAGTCAAATCGCCAAAGTCGGTTGAATTTCCAGTAGATGCAATGGTGACATATTGAATTACGTTTTGAGGCGTACCTGTTGATCCTCCAGCAAATACTCCTCTGGTATCAGACGCAAGCCCGGCAGGTTCAACTATTCCAGCAAGTAAATCACCAAAATCAACAGCGTTGCCAGTAGACGCAATAGTGACGTATTGAATTATGTTTAAATATCCCGCATCATAACCGCCAGCAAATAAAGCTCTTACGCTGTTAGAAAGGCCTGAAAAATTATCAAGAGCGTTTATTAAATCACCAAAGTCCACGGCATTTCCAGCCGATGCAATTGTTACATACTGAATTACGTTTGTTTTTCCAACAGCGTTTTCACCACCGGCAAATAAACCCCTTGTACTAGAACTTGCAGAGGCGGTTCCTTTACGCGCTTGTAATAAATCGCCAAAATCTACTGCGTTTCCTACAGATGAGATGTTAATTTTATCAATAATATTTGTAAAACTTGCACCTGTATACCCACCACCAAACAACCCAACAGGCGCGGCATTACCAGCCGTGGGCCACAACCCTTGTTGATTCCAAAAGGCTACTTGAGCCAGCGTCCACACACCGGGAGCCGCTCCGTCCTCAAACGGCCCAGCAGGAGCAACGGGTACGGGTCTGATGATGCCCGCGTTCCATGATGAGATTGCCATTTTTATAGACCCCCGTGTCCGTTTGAGCAACCCGCAAGGCCGCCGTTGGCTACTGTTAAGTTACCAAATGTTGTGGCGTTTCCGGTAGTTGAGATGGTTACATATTGAATGGTTGTAACATCCGCACTAGCACTGTTTTGACCGCCAGCAAACACGCCACGAGTAGATGATGAGCAAGCACCAACTTGTGTTAACGCTACAGTTAAATCACCAAAATCGGTAGCATTTCCTGTAGAAGCAATGGTGATGTACTGAATGACATTTGTCCTGTCAGTGTCTCTGCCACCGCCAAAAATGCCTCTAGTGCTGGAAGAACACCCCACAGGGAAAACAGGGGCATTTAGCAAATCTCCAAAATCCGTAGCATTACCCGTGCTGGCAATTGTCACATAGCCAATAATGTTTGTACCCGCACTACCGCTTCCAGTAGGCGACCCGCCCGCAAAAATTCCTCTTGTGCTAGATGCGCAAGAAGCAGGCCCCCACGAAATAGTTGTCATATCGCCAAAATCTGTAGCGTTACCTGTACTGGCAATCGTAATGTACCCAATAACATTTTGTAAATCTTCTGGAGAGCCGCCAAAACCACCAGCAAATAAACCTCGTGTGGAATTACTACATCCAGTAACACCATATACGTTTACAGTTAAATCGCCAAAATCAGTTGCGTTTCCCAGAGTTGCAAATGTTACATATTGAATAACGTTTGAATAAGTGCTATCTATACCACCAGCCCACACACCTCTTGTGCTTGAAGAACACGCGCCCAAATTTGCATTGCCAACTAATAAATCGCCAAAATCAGTAGCGTTTCCAGTAGTTTCAATAGTAATTTGATCTATTACGTTGCGGCCTGTTGCAAATCCACCACCAAAAAGTCCGGTCGTAAGAGTAACGCTAGGCCAATTATTTGACCCAATAGCCTGCATCACAGCAGGGAGTGTCCATACGCCACTATACGAAGGCATGATGTTCTCCTGACGTTTGTTTTATGTTTTGGAGGTCACCTGAATAACTTGGCATTAGAGACCTCCGTGAGCGTTAGAGCAGGCAGTTAATGCTTTGTTGGTGGTTATTAAATCACCGAAATCTGTTGCGTTACCCGTGGATGCAATTGTGATGTATTGAATAACATTCTGGCTGGCAAGTACATTTCCACCGCCAAACACACCTCTTACAGAACTGCTTGTGGCAGATGTCTCCCACACCCCAACGACCAAATCCCCAAAATCCGTTGCATTGCCTGCGGATGCAATAGTTACATATTCAATAGTATTAACGCCTTTAGTTGAAGAGCTTTCTCCCCCGCCAACAATTCCCCGTGTTGCGGATGAACACGAAGCTGGGGTTCCGTCTACAGCAACGGCTATATCCCCAAAATCTGTTCCATTACCTGTTGTGGCAATCGTCATAAATTCAATACTATTTTGCTTTATTCCTCCGGAATTTCTACCAGCATAAAACAGCATGCGTGTACTATTAGCTGAACCAGCTTGCTGTAACCTCGCTGTTATTAACTCACCAAAAGAAACAGAGTTACCTGTAGACGCAATAGTGATGTATTGGACATTATTATTGCTGTTACTTGCTGATCCAAATAAACCGCGAGTTGAGTTTGAGCCACCTGCAAAACTTGCCATATCAGCGTTTAAGTCGCCAAAGTCTGTAGCGTTACCAGCAGAAGAAATAGTAACGTAGTCAATTACATTGCCTTGACCCCCAGCAAACACGCCTCGTGTGCTGGAACTGCACGCGGCCAAGCCACTTCTTGCAACAGTCAGATCACCAAAGTCTGTGGCGTTTCCTGTACTAGTGATTGTAATGAACTGTATAACATTGGTATTGGAAGGCGTAGAACCACCAGCAAATAACCCAGTTGGAGCCGCAGGCGATACGCTATTGCTTGACGCACTGTATGCGCTAGGGCCATAAGTGTTGGTAGCCCACACAGCAAATGTATAAGCCGTGCCGTTGGTCAATCCTGTGACCGTTACAGGGGAAGATGCCGCAGAACCAATGACTCCACCGGGCGTTGAAATAGCTGAGTAAGACGAGATTGCTGAACCGCCCACATTAGACGGCGCAGTAAAAGTAATGGACGCTTGTGAGTCACCACCCGTAGCCGTCCCAATGGTTGGCGCATTAGGATTGTTCAGCGGATCATAAAATGCTGAGATAAACCCAGCAGGAGGACGTAGTGGCATGATGCCCCCCTTTTATGGTGTGATGGTTTCGTAGCTTACTGTGAAAGTCAACTTACTTGCTGTACCGCTGGTAGCCCACAATGTGCTTGCCTCACCAGACACGCTGGTATCGAGCAAATACAACATCGTAGTCTTGTCGAGCATAATCAGAGTAGCGTCGGCTGGCACAGAGATCGTGGAGCCAAGAGCGCGGTAAGTTGTTCCATCAGCCAAGCGCAACTCAATGGTTGCGTCATACGCGGCTGCGCCATCAATGTTGGCCACAGTAATCTGGTTGATCTTTTGCGCAGAGCCTGTGGCTGGCGCGGTCACCAAAGCGTTACGTGAAGTATCCGCAGGGGTGATAGAAACTGTGTGGGGCGTTGCTGTTGTGCAAGCGAGAATATTTGGTGCAGCCATGATTGCTCCTTAGATGCTGTATAACATTGCGATTGATGTGACCTGTGCTCTGGTTAAACCAGAAGCACCGAAAGATAGAACGCCTGTGCCGTCTGTCACGAGTGCTTGGCCAGCCGAGCCGTCTACACCGGGTAGTGTAAACGTTACATTAGTAGCAACCGTGCCGGGAGCTTGAAGTGCTACATACTGACCGCCTGTTGTATCTTCAAAGCGAACATCGCCTTGTGCAGTGACGTTAACCTGCGTGGCTACAACTGTGCTTGGTGTAGTTGCACCAACAGAACCATTCAAGGGGCCAGATAAACCTGCCGCAGTTAAGATAGTGCCGTCAAATGTCAGGTTGGCAGAGCCTGCCAAGTTACCAGAACTGTTGAACTGAACCTGTGTATCAGAGCCGCCAGCCGATGCGCCTACGCGCACGTAGTCTGTACCGTTGAACGCCACCAAAGCTTTGTCGCCTACGGCAATCGTGACACCTGTTTGGCCACTTGCTTTGATTGTGACTGAACCACCTGTAGCGTTGTTAAGCACCACATAGGTTTTGCTATAACTAGCGCCGCTTGGAGCCGTGATAACTTTTGTCGTGGTCAGTGTACCGGTGACTTTGATAATCGCGTACTGCGCGGTAGTAGAGCCAATGTTTGTAGCAGAGGCGCTGCCTATGGTATTTGCAAGAGTAACCGCCCCGTCGCCATTAAGTGTTAATGTACCGGCAATAGCGATGTCTGTGTATTCGGTAATACCGTTATTAACAGTGTTACCCCACGTACCCGAGAGCGTGCCTTGCGTTGGGGTTACTAAACTTAGATTGCTTGTTTCCGCTGCCATGTTCGTTCCTTACGAAGTATTTATATTCTGCCAAACTGTTGACTGTTTGTCATCAATTAATTTCCAGTAAACAGCCACTACATTTCCAACACTGCCTGTTGCCCCGTTGCCCGTCAAACCAAACGTCCTAGGCGTGCCCATTGTTCCTACGGCACCTGTTGAACCTATGCCAGACAATCCAACCGCTATTCCGTAGGTTACGGTTCCAACAGAAGCCACCGCTTGGTTAGAGTTTAGCGGCACAATCGGCCCACCAACCAAACCTTGCGCAGTGTTACCTGTTATTCCTAACGTACTTGTAGGTACAACAGTACCTACATCCCCAATTGCCCCAATACCCGTCAGCGCTTTAGTAGCCGCGTTTACTACAGACCCAACTTCACCAGAAGCTGCTACCCCTGTTAACGCAAATGACAGGCCACCGGTTGAAATACTACCAACCTCGCCCGTAGCGCCTACGCCAGTAATCCCAAACCCGTAACCAAACCCTACGTTAGTGCCGCCCCAAACTCCACTACCCCAAGCATCACCACCCCAAGGGGTACCATTTAAACCTGTCGCACTGACTCCCGTAAGCGCCAAACTAACGTCGTTAGTACCCCACGCGCCGTCGCCCCATGCTTCGGAACCCCATGCGACAGACATATACTACCTTTAAGATGTAGCGATACGCAACAACGCAGCAGCAGTGGTATTGGAAGGCATAGTCAATGTAAATGTACCGGCGGTAATTGTCTGTGAACCGAAGGTGTGTACGCTGACAGCCTTATTACTCTGAGTAGAGTTATAAATCAATACTGAATCAAACGCCGTTGTCAAAGTTACGGTTGTGTATGTAATTGAAGCCGTAGGCGTCGTAAATGCGGTGCCAGCGGTTACAGAGCTATTAGTAGCTGTTGGAGCATTCCATGCGGGAGAACCTGTAATAGTGACTCCGCCTGCTGTATAGCCAGTACCAGACACTTCGTTAGAAGCGCTGTACGCTGTAGTACTTGCGTTTACTGTAGCGGAAGTTAAATACAGAGCCGCTTTAAAAACGTCGGGGGTTGTAACTGCGCGAATAGGGGCAGTTCCAAAATTGTGAGTGGCAGTAAGAATTTCGCCTAGGAACGAAGTGCACATTGCTTGTGTATTTGCCATGATGTTTCCTTATGTAAGAGATGCTGCTTCAGCAGCAATTGGGGGCGCTTGCTTTAGAGCGACATGGGCCGACCGATGCACCAACTCGCCGTCCAACCAATACTCCACCCATGTGGTTGTTTCGTTGTCATTATCCAATGAACCTTCACGCTTTTCAAGCAATGATTCGTCCATCTCACCTTTGGTTGTGGTAATCAATTTGAACTCCTAATTAACGAAGTGGTTGGGCCATTTACCGGCATTGTGATTGTAAACGTAGTCGTAGATGTTTTGTCTGAACCAAAGTCCAGTACAGCTATAGATGGCTTACCGGCAACGGTATCGTTGTAAATCAACGCGCATCTTGCGGTGATTGCGCCTGTCCAAGAAATGTTTGGAAAGCCCACGTAAGCTGTGTACCCAGAAGACGACACTGTGATGGGTGTTAACTGCGCCCCACCAAGCGAATATGTACCGGTAGCGGGCACTTCATTAGTCGAACTGTACACAGTCGTGTTTTCATTTAAATCTGCAGAAGCTGTATACAGTGCAATCTTAATTACGTCAGTCGTCAGGTCATGAATACCTTGATACAACTGCGCTTTAAAGCTGGTGGTCTGGGTTTGAACAATAGCCATCAGGTCACCGCCTGTCTATATTGACCAGAACGATAAGCATCCTGACGCTCCATACCATCGCCCAGACGTTTAGCCAATGCAAGCGCTTCTTGGTATTTGCCGTTATAAAGCGCCATCATGTCTTGCTCACCCTTCATGTAAGTGTAAGCCTCAACCAAAGAGCCGTACAACAGCACAGAATCAAAATTGTCACCCAACCATGTCTGGCCATCTGCGGCCACTGTAATGGACTCGGGGTAGTAATAATAGTGCAGCTCAACACCGTAGCTTGCATCGGCTGTCGGGCCAATTATGAACGAAAGCTCGTCATAGATTGTAGAACTTAATACCGTTGGGCCAAACAGCGCGTAGTACTTAGGCGTACCTTTATCTGTTGGTTGTGGGTATGCTTGACGAATAAAGTTAACATCTTTGTTAAGCAAATACTCATAGTTGCCATTACCGTCAATGACCGCCATTGAATACACCGCCAAGAAGTCAAGGGGGCAATCTAAATACTTTGTGTTTATTGCAATGGTGCTTGTCACGTTCTTGCGGATAGACGGGAACTGAACCGAGTTATAAATACGCTGCTCAGCCTGCGTAACGAACACAGGAATATTAGCCACGAAATCTGCTTCCGTGTTCTCCGTGTACGCCTGAATAGCAGCGCTGAGTGCGGCGTAATTCATGCCATCGGGCCCCGTGCCATCAAGCCTTTAGTCGCTGCACCTGTGCCGCGAACTTTGATGCCTGAAGTTTTAGTTTCATTCTGGCCGTTGTTGTAGTTACCAACACTCATCTTCATGGTGCTGAGGCTACTAATGCTGGAATCTTTGCCGGGGTTAGTCGACATTACCAGAGGCTTACCATTCATTTTGTGCGGTGCAGCATAAGTAGCGGCGTCGCCAACTTCTTTACCCATAACTTTTTTGCTAAATTTGGCCATGTTATTTCCCCTGATTTGCGGCGCGAGACAGGTTACGTCCTAAACGCATGCGGTCGTCAGTTGTAGGGCCACCAGCTTTAAGCTTTGTAGGCTTCTTGCCGGGGTGCATATTCTTCTCGTGCTTACCGACAGCAGACTTAATCATCTTCTTGTCTTGAGCTAAATCTTTCTTGTCCATACTAGACTCCTTTAAGTAACTGTTACCGTAACTGTACCAACAAATGCCGTTGCCACCAAGTAGTTTGGTGTTAACTCTGTATCAAAATTACTAGCCCCGCCTACAGGTGCCCAGCCCCACTGGATGTCTCGTGAACCACCAGTCGGGTTGCCAGCAGTGTTTATGCCCGCTGCAATATAAGTTGAATCATTACGAGGATTACGCACAGCTTGTGGGTCATCCACTGGATACATACCTAATTGCAACTGCGGCTGATCGGGATCCCAACACTCAGGGCAAACCAACAAGTCGTAGTTCTTTGTCTTGATGATCTCTTTACGAAGCAATTTTAATTTGTACTGCTGGCCACAGCGATCGCACATGGCGATACTG